ATTGCCTGATTAGCACGTTCTGCCGATGTATACCTAAATCGTGTAGCTGTATCAAGAGACAGTGGTGGTGCTGGGAATTCAGTAGTATCTGGGTTGTATTCTGCGAAAGCCTTTGGGTCTACTTGATACAGGTATGCAGCCATGCTTCGTTGATCTTCGGGAGAAAGATACGGTATTAACGAATTAATAAACATGAGATACTGCGTAGTATCTGTGCGCTGATTTGGTATCTTATTTACCCACCAATCGGGCGCACCCTCAACTTCCGTTTCCAACAGCGACCAATTTACACCACCTAAAGAACTTCCCCCACCGCCACCGCCTCCCCCACCAAAACCTCTGCCACCACCACCGCCGCCACTAGCAGACGAAACACCTAATGCCGCTCCTTCATAATCAGCGTTGAGATACCATGTATCTGTATTAGCATCATAAGTATAAAATTGTGATAGAGCTTCCGTACCAACAGGAACACCAGCACCCAGAACCTCGGCTGCATATTCATCATCCAATCCTTTCACGGTATCTATCATACCCCAATCTGTAAGAGTGTTTGCTATCCACGCTAACTCAGATGTGGACAATTCCTTTGGCAACATGCCCTGATTATTGAGCAAAGCATTTTCTACAAGACCAATGAGTTTATCTGGCTTGCCTTCACCAGCGAGAGTTTGATTGGACACCTTGGACTTAATATTGAAGCGCTTATTAATATCTGCGCCCGTAATCATTCCAGATGTTGTACTCTGCGTTTCTGGAATAACCTCATCAACTCCTCCTGTATTATATCCTCGAAGAAACTCCGCGCCAGTTGGCAAACTTGGTGTAGATCCTCCTCCTGTTTGGCTTGAAGTATTAAGGAAAGTCCCGAGACTCGGCAGGTCGTCAATAAGAATCTGCGGTGTGGGTTTTACATTCTTCTTCTTCTTGGTAGTTGTAGTTTTAGGTACAGACGTAGTTGAAGATGATATAGTAGGGGTTACTATATCCTTACCAAGTGTGTCTCTTACTCTAGCCATTTCTCACTCCTTTAATGTTACGCCGCTCCATCTCTTCTATGTACTCAACAGTTCCCTCTAATCCAAAACGCTTCGCAATATCAACGAAGTCGTTCTGTTGCAACCTGCGGTAATTACGCAAGTCTGCGTCGGTCTCTACTCCAACCGCCTTTTGCACATTCTGGGCTGCCGCATCAAAAGAATTCTTTACACGACCAACTATGTCTTCCATTACATCACTCCACCATCAACCATCCTCGGCGCAGCGTTCTGCTGATCGGCGATAGCCTGGGCAACTGCGGATTGCGGTGTTTGAATAGCCTGACCACCTAATTCCGCACCATCAACCGCGCCAAGTATCTGCTCCGGATTAGTTGGTTCCGTGGGTCTTCCGCCAGGCTGTGCCATTACGTTCTGCATCTCTTTCGCCACAACCATCTGTGCGACGGTATCACCATTCTCAGCCATTTCCTGTAACTTAGCGAGGATTGCATAGCTCTGCAACGCTGGATGAACCTCTGCCATTGCAATAAGTTTCTTCTCGCGCTCGTCTTTCGGCTGTTGTATGCCAAGGTAGTTTTCCATGATTGTATCTGGTGATAACAAGTCCTTAACCTGCGTCGCCATGGCGTGATTGCGAACCTTCTCATTGGGAAATTCTGCTTTGATGTGGCATCGAATATTGAAACCAACCAAATCTCCACCATACACCATTTCGGCAAAATCATCGCCGCGAATACGTCCGTATAATTCCATGTACTTATCCGGCGCAAACTCTCTCACCAAATCAACCCAATCCCGAGCAACCCACGTCCATAAATCTTCCAAATGAGCAATGGCTGTCTGTAATCTAATACGATTCTGATCTCCTAACTGAGATAGAGCATATCCAGATATTCCGCTGGGACCCTCTCCAAACATCACGTCACTAAACCCGGATTGCTGAATACGCGATCTATACAATTCAATCTGCTTATCAACATCCGGCGGCGAACCATCCCAACGAGGGAATCCGAAATCCTCATTATATTCGGCGTTTACAGTAACAATAGTGCCGAGAGATGAATCCATGGTAATGGGTTTACCGCCCCTGGTTCGTGCCACCAACGGCATAGATGCGAATAGGTTAATAAGCCTTTGACGGCGATTAATTGCGGTTTCCAAATCCTTCACCGGAGATTCGAGGGGGCTGAGGATACTGTGCCACCTGGAACTATCTGTTGGGTCGGATGGGTTGTAGAAATTTACTTGATAAGGAATATTCTTATATCCCTCCATAACTTCCAACGGACGAACATATTCCATTCCGAAGATAATGGCATGACGAACAACCAATCTCTTTACCAGATCGGGAGGAACTTCGTTGCCTTCCTCATCTATTTCAATACCCATGGAATCGTCTGGTTCAATAACATAATCAGTGTCCCAATAATCGATGAGGTCCATCTTAATATCCATCTTGTCCTCGTCGCTCTTATCAGAAAACTGAGCAAGCTCTACATGGAACTTCTGCTCGACATCCCATGCTGTCATCTGTTCCTTGCGCATAATGGCTTGCCATCTTCGTGTTCCACCAGGAAGTAATAGAATACTCATCGGGTCTATGACTTTTATAGCAAGAGGAAGTTCTGACAGGGTTTCAACATATTCCTGATTACCCTCTTCGTCCACCATAACATCTTCACGAACAGCGCTCTCATGTATGTCGGCATCCCATATACTGTAAATAACAGCGCCGCCATCCCTGACGAAGTTAAGGTTTACTTCATGCTTCAAGTCCATCATCTCCCTGTCAGAGTTAATGTCCACGAAACCAGCCATGGCTTTCTCAACCATGTCGGATGCTTCCAGGTTATTGACGGTTGGCTTGAACCCACGCGCCTTCCATATCATGTCCTCGGAATGTAAAATACCGACGGCTAAATCCACCGTATTGGTGAATGTCGGGTCGGTATATTGTGATTCACCTGGCTTAGGTGATTGGTCTGGGTAATGATTATTGTCGTACAGGTTACGCCAACGCTGGATATTCTTGTGCCAGCCGGATGAGAATTTCTCCGCGCTCTGTACTCTTCGTAATACCTCAGTAAGTTCCATAATAACTCCTGTTATATATCTGTCCTAAGTGCGAATGGAAGATTAGACTGGCTTGGGTCTACCGTCGGCATCCTCAAATCACTGAATGGCGCACTGACATGTTGAGGGGCTTCGTAAGGAACACGCGTATTCTCTACCGCACGGTGACACGCCATCGCCAATGCAATAGCCGCATCAATCTTCTTCGCAGCCTTCCTGCGTGTACTCTTATCTTTTGTAATGCGAAGCCCCGTTGAGGACTGCTCCGCTATCGTGTTTTGTAAGTGTTCGCGAATATCATCCGCTTCATAAGTTCTAAAATTCTGGTCGTGAAATAAGTCAAATATTAGTTGAGCCGCTTCCGACATACCGCGTCCGGACTGTGAAAATTCATAAACGCGGAATCCATCATCGTCCAATCTCTTCTTCAACTGTAATACTTGTGTAGGGTCAAACGCTATCTCCGCGATCCTGAACTGTTCGCTTACCATACGTAGATATGGTTCAAGGGTGTGGTCCAGGTCTAACTGCTCCTCGGCAGACGGATTCCATATCTTATGAAATACAAGAGCCATCTTTCCCTGCTTCGCATCATATGCTACCCCGGCTACTGCCGTGCTGTCCCTCTTAATGCCAGCATCTACACCGACATAAATGGGGTAATCTCTGTAAGGATGGTCCAACCAAAGGGTTCCGTCACCCTCGTACTTCTTGCGCTCATAAACATTCCCATCTTCGTCCAGAACATCATATAAACTATTCTCTACCGCCTCATCCCACCATTCTATCGGCATAAATGTTTCAGTAGATGTAACCCAACGGTTTTCGTGGAGACGTAAGTATGAGGAGCCGCGCTCTTCTTCAAAGGCGCGTTCATAATATTCTGGTGTTTGCCAAGGCATACGACCATCGTGATCCCAATATATGAACAAGGAGCCTTTTCTATAACACGGCAAATCTTCTAGCCCAGGAATCCTTTCGCCTTGTCCATCATTATATTCATCAGAATGTACGCCGCGGGTATAAAGGTCCCATAACAAGTCCGATTCAGTGAGGAACCCCGCATATGTGGTAATGAACCGTAACGAATAAGGTATGGTCGAGATGGGTTGGAGCTCGTCCCAGAATCTACGGGATTGCTCAGATGTATAATTCCAGAGTTCGTCCCATAATGTAAGAGCATGTCTGCTACCCGCCGCTGATTTATATGACTGCGAAAGAGCTTGGATAAACGTACTATTCTCTAATTCTATCTTATACTTCAGAGGTTTTGCGGTTTCCCGCATCTCAAAGTGATAAGATATGTCCCCATAGACGCGCCCGGAAGCCTGTTCAAGGTCATTCGCCAAACAATATATTTCTGTTCTAGGTGGCGCATTTTCAGCAAACCACGAACCAACCATTGCCCCAGTCAGAGTTTTTCCGGATTTTTTGACCGTACTATAAACAACTGTCGAATAAGGAAATGCTCCCTTATCCTCATCATAGTTTAGAACATGATCTAGGATACGTCTCTGATGTGGGAATAGAACAACCTTACCTGGTCCGCCCATTCTATTTCTCTCAAAATCCCAGGTGTTTGCAGCAATAAAACCCCTTTCGGGGTCGTCTATCCAATCTATGAAACTCTGCTTGAAAGTGGGGATGTCATTAGGCATAATGATAACTATATCATTATACCACAAAACATAATATTTGTCAATATTATCATAATAATTATAAATATCTTCAACTGTCCGGAATTTCCGGATAGTTCATTTCCGCAAGTGTATAGAGTTATTAACTTGTAGGAATGAATTGCGATATACAGATAACACAGAATACTGCGCAGAACGTCTGCTATAAGGTTACATTCTGCGCATAAAACAGAACACCGCCGTTCTTTTCCTCGTGGGCTTCTAATCTCACGAGCAATTACTTGGCGGTGTCTGTTTGCCAGTTGTCGGGATTTCTACCGAACCATCACCTCTCGGCTGGTCAGGGCTTACCTGCGCTGGCTCTGCTCGTCAGCAGTTTGACACTTCTGTTTCGTTGAGTGAGTCCGCCTACGTTTACGTGCATTGGTAGCAGGAAATTACCAATTCGCAAGGGCTCGTGTAATTTCTGCGCATGTGCCCTTTATCGACACACGTACACGATATTCCATCTGACCCTGCACCCGCTCACGAATGATACGGGGTAAATGACCCGCGTCGGTGCGCTTGTGTCAGAGGCGTCACGGGTACTGTTATATTTATATTACCACAAAATCATTATTTTGTCAAGATATTTATGATAATATACACCAATTCGGATAATAAAACGCTCTACGTGGCTAAAAGTGCCTTGGAATGAATTGCGGATAGTGTTTCTAATTCCATCGAATTCGATGGGTTTAGAAATTACTGGCTCGGTTTGTCTATTTCAGGCACGCCCGATTTTATTTCGGAGCGGATAACCGATTACGAACTTACAAGGGGTTCGCCACCCATGCCACACCAGTATTTTCACTTATGCGCCTAAACGCTAATAAGGCTGTGCGTTACTTTCACTTTGATACCCGCCGTGATACTTGTATATCGTTATAATGGGGCGTTTCGTTTTCACTTCCTCGACCTCGCCCACACCAAGACACGCAGGGCATGTACGCTCTTTCGCTACTCCCTGCGGCTGTCGTTCGCTGATGGTAACTCCCGTACCGTTGCAGATGGGGCATACTATCATCTCCCCACCGTTGGTTCTAATGCGAAGAAGTAGTTCATTCCCCTGCATCCCAATTCAGAAGGCAGAACATTGTAAACGCAATTAACAACATAATAACTGAATCT